TCGGGGCCGGTGGCCGTATAGGGGTGCAGCATTGCTCTCTCTACGACGCAGGCTCTGGGTATGCAGTCACCCACGACGGTACCTACGACTGCGTGCTGCTGTCCGGTGTGCTCTACCACGTCAGCGACCCCGTGCTCGCTCTGCGCATCTGCTACAACCGGCTAGGTAGTGGCGGTCAGCTACTCGTCGAGAGCGCGGGCATGGTGGGCGACGAGTCGGTGTGTCGGTACTCAGGACCTACCCAGGCGTTCGGTGGCACCATCGAGGACCGCAGCCGCGCCGGGTGGAATTGGTTTACACCGACGGCAAAGGTGCTCAAGCAGATGCTGCACGATGTCGGGTTTGCTGAGGTCGGTATCGAGTGGCACCGACACCGGCTGTACGCTATAGCAACCAAGCACGGTCACGTGGACATGCTGCGGGCCGGGCTGTCAAACAGGAAGGTAGGATGAAATGAGGATGACAGAGGTGGAGTGTAAGCAGAAAGTGATCATCGTGAGCAACCCAGACGAAGCGATGGCACTGATCGTCGAGGACGGCAAAGTGGTCAAGGCAACGTGTGCTGACTACATTGGAATGGATGAGCTGAGCGCGAGGTGTGCTGCCACCTCGGTGATGCGGTATGTGATCGGGACCGAGCCGCACCCAGAGACAGGTCAATCGGACGGGTACCCGCAGTCTATCGGAGTCAGGCCGACCGGCCTGGGGGTGGTAGCGTGAGGATCCTTTTTGTCGGCGATGCTGTTTGCTCGTCGGGGTTCGCTCGCTGCACCCACGCAGCTTGTGACGAACTCCACGCGGCAGGTCACGAGGTCCACGTACTAGGCATCAACTACTACGGCGACCCACACACATACCCGTACCCGATCTGGCCGTGCTTCCAGCCGCTGGACAGCGGCCGTGACCCGTTCGGTAGTACCCGCCTGCCAACGATGGTGAGAAAGCTACAGCCCGACGTGGTGGTGTTGCTCAACGATCCGTGGAACGTACCCGCGTACATGAAGGCGCTAGACGCTGACGGCGAGGAGTTCGCGCTGACCGGCAAGGCAGGACAAGCGGACAGAAACATGCCACCGGTCATCGGCTGGCTGGCGGTCGACGCAAAAAACCAGCGCGGTGATGGTCTCAACGATCTAGCCCACGTCGTCGTGTGGACCCAGTTTGCCGCCGACGAGCTACAGGCAGGCGGCTACGAGGGCGGGTGCTCGGTAGTACATCTAGGTGTCGACCACACCGTCTATGCGCCCGCCGAGGACAAGGCCGAGTGCCGCAGACGCACGTGTCCGCCCGACATGCCCGAGGACGCGTTTCTGGTCGGTGTCGTTGGTCGCAACCAACCGCGCAAACGACTCGACCTGACCCTGGAGTACTTCGCCGACTGGGTCAACCGGTTCGACGTCGACAATGCCCAGCTCTATCTCCACGTCGCGCCGACCGGCGACAAGGGCGTAGACATCGGCAGCCTGGTCAGGTACCACGGGCTCAAAAACAAAGTGATCGTGGCGACTCCCCACATCTCTGCTGGCGTATCGAACGAGCACATGGCAATGGCCTACAACGCGTTTGACGTCTACCTGTCGACGTCTCAGGGCGAGGGGTGGGGGCTACCTGCCCTGGAGGCGATGGCGTGCGGTGTGCCGTGCGTGGTGCCTGACTGGTCCGGTCTCGGTGACTGGGTAGGCGACGCGGCGGTCAAGGTATCCTGCACATCTACGGCTCTCAGTGCTCCTCTCAATGGTTTGGCGTATACTGTTGGCGGCGTTCCAGATCGTTCCGGTACGATGTGGGCACTTCAAAACCTGTACCGGAGCAGCGATATGCGAGCGACCTACCGCGAGCGCGGACTCAACCTAGCCTCACAGCACTCGTGGTCCCAGGCAGGCAAGCAGTTCAGACAGGTAGTCGAGTCGGTCGTCACTGTCGACGCCGTAGGAGGAAAAACAGCGTGACGTTTGTGCTGAAAGGGGTAGACGCGATGAGGCGCAGGATTCTGCAACTCGCCCGTCAATTCCCTGGTCAGGTCGACCGAGCACTGGGCAACGAGGGCGAGCTGGTAATGACCCGGTCGAAGCGAGACCACGTGCCCGTCGACCTCGCCGCGCTTATGAACTCCGGTCACGTCGACCCGCCCAAGCGACGCGGCAAGGACGTCGAGGTCAGGCTGTCGTACGGCGGACCAGCAGCCCCCTATGCCGAGGCGGTACATGAGCATCCGTCGTCGCACTCACCGCCGAGCTGGCAGGGTGTGGTCGTAGTGTTTCATCCTAGTGACCGAGGACCCAAGTATCTACAGCAGCCGCTGATGGACGCCGTCGCCGGTATGGACAATCGAATCGCCATGGAGCTGAGGTTGTAAATGTCGACTCGCTACCTGGAGATACTCGCACTCCAGCGGCCGTTTCCATTCAACACGGACGCCAACAACAGGATCATGTTCTCGGTCAATTTCGAGGCGCTGGCCGCAGCTCCGTCCGACGACTGGGAGCAGGAGTTGGTCAAGCTACTGACCACGGCCGGACTTGCTACCTTCGGCACCGACACGTTCATCGGTCCAGGTAGCGACCCGCCGTCTGGAGCAGGCCCGTACATCACCATCATAGACACTGGGGGACGAGCCCCCGACGAGACACACAACGGCTCGATCTATGAGCGACTCTCCGCTCAGATCGTCATCCGAGCCGTCGACTATCAAGTGGCCCGTACGCGAGCCCTCGCCGTGTGGAGAGAATTGCACGGCCAAAGGAATGTCACAGTGGCCGCATAACCGTCAGGAGGTAACACAATGACACAAGCTGTAGCCGGTCATGGCGCAACGATCGCCATGGAGCAGGACCCCACCGGGTCGCCCGGCGTGTTCACGGTCATCGCGGAGCTGAATGGTGACATCACACCGCCAGCTCTCACTCGACCGGAAACTGAGGTAACCCCTCACCAGGACACGATCGACTCGTGGGTGCTGGGTGGGTTGACTAGAGGGCCCTTCTCGTTCTCGGTCAACTACATTTTCAACACCGCGACGCACGACCACTCGACTGGTCTGCACTACGCAATGATCAACAACGAGACCCGCGGTTTCCGTTTCCGTGGCCCTGCCGGGTCAGCCGACACGGACGAGTGGATCATGTCTGGTCAGGTGCAGAACATCGAGCAGGTCAACCCGGTCCGTGAAGGTGCGCGTAGTGCCGCCATCACGGTCAGGCTGTCCGGCGCAATGAAGGTCGACGGCACCGCCTTTGGTGTGTCGAGCTAACCATCAACCAACGAGGTAGACACAATGACACCCGAAAAGAAGGTAGGCACCACGCAGGCACGTGTACTGACGGCAGCAGACATTTTCAAAGGACCAGAGAACAAGCCACTCCCACTCAAGGACATGGACGGCATCGTCTACATCAAGCCGCCCTCCGCTGGGTCGGTGCTGGCATTCACGGAACAGAAAGAAGGCAGGGCACGCAACGAGTCACTCCTCAAGCTGATCGCCGAGGGTGTCGTCGACGAGAAGGGAGACCCGCTTTTTGACGACAGCGTGGCGGTCGAGGATCTCAAGAAGATGTCCATAAGCGTGTTCAACGAACTCGCTACCGCCGTCAGCTCACTGGCAGAGGAAGGTGTAGAGGAGACAGAGGGAAACGGATAAAGCGGAGCGACTGGCTCCGCTTCGCATTCAAACTCGCCAAGGAGCTGGGAATATGGGACGTTCGCGGGATGCTGTCAGCCATGACGTGGCAACAGCTTGTCGAGTGGTCGTGGTACGACCAGCTCGATCCGTTTGGCGAGATGCGAGCGGACCTACGCATGGGCTCGCTCGCGTCGACGATCGTCAATACAGCCGCCGCTCAGGCAGGCGGTCGTGGTGGGTCGGTACCGTCGGACTTCATGCCGAAGTTCGACAAGGTCGCTACTACAACCGGCGCACGTCAGCCCCTCACCGAGACGTCCGACTGGTCGGCGCTAACCGGTCGACTCAAGGACGAGTTCGCTGCGGTAGAAGTCAGCGACACCAAGGAGTCAGTAGATGGCTAGCATAGGCACAATCGAGGGCCTGATCCGTCTACGTGACGAGTTCACTGGGGTACTGACTAGAGCATCCACCCAGCTCCAGCAGACCGGCGCGAAGGCCAAGCGCATAGGTCAGATGACGTCCGAGGCCGGTAGTCAACTGACCCGGGCAGTGACACTACCTCTGGCGGCAGTCGGCGGTCTAGCGGTCAAGGCGTTTGGTGATTTCGACGATGCGATGACCGGGTCACTAGCCATCATGGGCGACGTCAGCGAGACGATGCGTGACCGGATGGGTATGACCGCTCGCGAGGTAGCCAAGACGATCGACGTGAGCGCCAAGCAAGCAGCCGAGTCGTACTTTTTTCTGGCGTCTGCTGGACTGGATGCTGCGGCGTCGGTCGAGGCGCTACCTGTCGTCGCCAAGTTCGGACAGGCCGGTCTGTTCGACATGGCACGAGCCACCGACCTACTGACTGACGCACAGTCGGCACTGGGGCTGACTATCCGCGATGATGTAGTTGCCAACATGACCAACATGTCGCGGGTCAGCGACGTTCTGGTCAAGGCCAACACCGTCGCCAATGCCTCGGTCGAGCAGTTCGCTACCGCCCTCACATCCAAGGCCGGTACCGCGATGAAGCAGCTCAACATCGAGGTCGAGTCAGGCGTCGCGGTTCTCGCTGCTTGGGCTGACCAAGGCGTCAAGGCCGAGCTAGCCGGTGAACGGTTCAACATCGTGACCCGCGATCTCCAGCGGTCGTACCTGGCCAACAGACAGGCATTCAAGCA